TATGTTGGGCGATTCGCTGGATCCCTCAAAGATTAAACGATATGACGATAAAGAATTTATGGATTTCCAGAAAGCGTCTAGGGAAGTTGATGAGCAGATAGGTCTTCCCCGAGAAGGCCGCGAAGGGTTCGATGACCTAGTGCAGGATATGCGTGATGAATATATGGATTCAGATGAAGCGTTAGAAAAGGCGAAACAAGCCGATAGGGTATTAATGCGTAAAATGAGACGTGATGGCGATATGATGGCCACGGGTGGTCGCCCAGGATTGTACGCAAATATCAACGCGAAGCGTAAGCGTATAGCAGCAGGGTCTGGTGAGCGGATGCGAAAGAAAGGTGAGAAAGGTGCACCGACCGCTGAGAATTTTAGGCAAGCTGCGAAAACTGCAAAGAAAGCTAATGGCGGTGGTTTAAGTTACAAACAAGGTTATTACGGCAAGAGCTATAAATGAGCGAGCTTACAATGGAAATGATAGATGAGCAGATTGAAAATGCTCCTCTTTCCAAAGAAGAAGCTAGAAAACAATTTGTAGAAAAAACCGCTTCGTTGGATTTACAGCATACGTTCACGTTTGATGAAGCGTGGGAATTTGCAGAATACAAAAGAAAACAAACCGAGTTTCAGAAGAAGATTCTAAGGTTTGAAAACGCTGTTAACCAACATCCGCAATCCCTAGAAAATAAAGTACACCAGATTAATCCTGTTAAACACAGTTTTGCAGACGGACAGTATATTCGAGAAATTTTTAATCCCGCAGGATTGTTTATCGTCACAAAGATACATAATCAGAATCATCCGTTTTTCTTGATGGAAGGAGAAATGTCGATTATTACTGAGGATGGAGTTGAACGTGTAAAAGCCCCTCATCATGGAATTACTTCAGCAGGAACTAAACGAATAATTTTTACACATACTCCTTGTAAATTTATAACCGTACATTCAACAAACAGTTTGGATGTAGAGCAGATAGAAAGTGAGATAATTGCTACTTCATTCGACGAAGTGAAACAACAACTTCCTGATATTAAGTTGCTTGACCACTTAATAAATCAGTTAGAGGAGAAAAGAACATGACTTGGGTAGTTACAGCAATAGTAGCAAGCTCAGTAGTGACTGGGGCTTATGGAGCACAGCAAGCTAAGAAACGTCAGAAAAAATCCATAGAACAACAGAATGTTAGAGACCTAATTGAAGGCTCTGCACCTAATATTTCTAATGTTCAAGAGGTCCTAGTAGACGAACTTCAGGGAAGTGATCCTGGAGCTTTGGAAGAGGCACTTGCCGCTATGGATTACCAAGCTCGAGGAGAAGTTCCAATTCCTGGAGAAGCTGGGGTTCCTTCAGCTGCTGGGGATATGTCGCAGATGACGGAAGAAGAAGCCTTGCAACTTTTGCAGGAACAAGGCGGCATTATGGGAATGTCACGTGGTGGTCCTATAGGAACTCCAAACGACACTTACTATTTTGATGTAGGCAACATCATGAACATGATGACCGATGCTAATCCCCAGATTCAAGGAGTGGGAATGCAACTAGCTGACCAGATGACAGCTAATCCTGGAATGTCTATGGTTCCTGCAACGCGAGACCAGATTCGAGGCATGGCTTACGGAGGGCAGGTAGAACCAAAAAAGTACGATGATGGCGGTGTAATAGACACCTCTGATATTTTTGCTTTACTAGACCAGACGGCAAGAGCTGAAGGTCGTCCGACAAGTAGAGAGATGGAACGAGAATATCTTCGTGAAACGATGAATGCGCCTAGCGAAGATCCATCTTCTATAGAAAAAATTATAGAGAATGCACGCATAAGAGAAGCAGAAGAAAAGTCTGCGCAATTTTTAGAACAGGAAGGCCCACTAAGAAAACCTACGGGTTATACGAAAGACGAAAGACGTATGCTTGAAGAAGCAGGCGACCCTATGGCTCCTGCTTTAGAAGGACTGTTAAATAGAATAGGAACTAGGGTACAGAAAAAAGGGTTCGGTATTGAGAGACGGTTTGACCAAGGGCCGTTAGAAAAACTTTTAGAAGCACGACGAGAAAGAAACAAACCACCGCCTGCTCTTGGTCCGAGGTGAGCGACCCACTAGACCAGTTGCGAAATGTTGATCTTTCGCATCTGTCAAAACAAGAAGCTAAGGAGTTTACCCTTCTTCTTGAAGAGTTAGATTTACGCGATAAACGAGATTCTTCCGCAGCGACCTTCTATGATTTTGTATTAAATATCTGGCCTGAGTTTATTGCGAGGCTTTCGACAAGATTGCAAACGGCGAATCAAAAAGACTAATTATTAATATGCCGCCCAGACACACTAAGTCTGAGTTTGCGTCATATCTGTTTCCTGCCTACTTGTTAGGCAAGCGTCCTAAGTTAAAAATCATTGAAGCAACACACACCGCTGACCTTGCAATAAATTTCGGTAGACGTGTGCGTGACTTAATTGAAAGCGATGACTATGCAGAGATTTTTCCCAGTACACAGCTAAAGGCTGACTCACGAAGTGCTGGTAAATGGCTGACTTCTCAGGGGGGAGAGTACTACGCCTCTGGTATTGGGGGTGCTCTCGCAGGGAGAGGTGCGGATTTGTTTATTATTGACGATCCGCACTCTGAACAAGATGCGTTTTCTGACAAAGCGTTAGACGAAGCGTACGAATGGTATCAAACTGGGCCGCGTCAGCGTCTACAACCAGGAGGTGCTATCGTTATTGTGATGACTCGTTGGTCTAAAAAGGACTTAACGGGTAAGTTAATCAAACGAATGACGCAAGAGAAAGGGGGCGATGAGTGGGAGTTAATAGAATTCCCTGCAATTTTGCCGTCAGGCACACCGTTATGGCCTGAGTTCTGGAAACTAGAGGAACTTCAAGCAACGAAATCTTCGATACCTCCGTCTAAATGGGCCGCTCAGTATATGCAGCGTCCAACTGGTGAGGGTATTTCTATCATTCCGAAGGAATGGGTTAAGCGTTGGTCTGAAGATAACCCGCCTACTTGCGATTATTTGATACAAAGCTACGATACGGCGTTTTTAAAGTCCGAACGCGCTGACTATACGGCAATAACCACGTGGGGAGTGTTTTATCCCGAGGGTAAAATAGGCGATCAACTGTACAGTGGGGCTGACGCACACCTGATTCTGTTAGATTGTGTTAAAGAACGGTTAGACTTCCCCGAACTCAAGCGCGAGGCGATGCGTTTATACGAGCATTGGGACCCTGATTCTGTAATAATTGAGACAAAAGCGTCGGGTATCCCACTAACGCAAGAATTACGGCGACAAGGAATACCGATTAACACGTTTTCTCCTAGCAAAGGACAAGATAAGATTGCAAGACTCAATACGGTAAGTGCGATTTTCCAAGAAGGTCGCGTTTGGTTGCCTGAAACGTCTTGGGCACAGGAATTATTGGACGAAATTGTTGATTTCCCTAACGGAGAGAACGACGATTGCGTGGATGCGACGACTTTAGCGTTAATGCGCTTTAGAAACGGGGGATTTTTGCGTTTAGAGAGCGATTATCAAGACGAAGAGGAATACTACCCCAGAGTCCGTGCATATTATTGATTTACTGAGTTAAAAAAGAAGAGTATGGTGGCGAATTATGGCAGAAATCCAAGTTCCACAAGATCTTGAGGGCGAAGAAGAGTTAGAAATCCTTTTCGACGAGGATGATAATGTTCTTTACCCCGAAGCATTGCAAGCTGAGGGAGAAATGCCTTTCGGTGAGAACATGGCTGATTATCTTGAGGATAGTGCTCTAGGCAAAATCTCCTCACAGCTCATTTCTTCTTACGAAGACGACTTATCTTCACGACAAGACTGGTATGAGACGTTTAGAAACGGTCTTGACTTGTTAGGGATTGATAGCGAGGCTCGTAGTGAACCGTTTGAAGGCGCGAGTGGGGTATATCACCCGTTACTAGCTGAAGCTACTACGCATTTCCAAGCACAGGCATACAAAGAACTTTTACCGGCTAATGGACCTGTAGATACAAAGGTTATGGGAGCAACTAACGACCCTAAACTGATGCAGGCTAACCGCGTAAAAGATTTCATGAATTATCAGCTAATGTATAAGATGGAAGAATACGATCCTGAAATGGATCAAATGTTGTTCTTCCTTCCGTTAGCAGGATCTGCATTTAAAAAGTGTTATTACGATCCTTCGATGGGACGAGTCGTTTCTCGTTTTGTAAAAGCTGAAGATTTAGTCGTTCCGTACACAACCACAGATTTACACACTACTCCGCGTATTACGCACGTCATTAAAATGACTGAAAACGATATGCGTAAATTACAGCTTAGTGGTTTTTATCGCGACACAGGTATGACCCCTCCTGGATACACTACAGACGAAAACGTCATACAAGAAAAGATTGATGAACTAGATGGGATTTCTAGAACAGGTTCTTCTGAAGAATACACCTTGTTAGAATGTCATGTAGAACTAGATATAGAAGGATTCGAACATACAGATTCAAATGGTGAAACTACTGGACTAGCGTTACCGTATATTGTAACAATTTGCCAAGACAACAGTGAGATTTTGTCGATTAGACAGAACTACGATGAGATTGACCCCATGCGTAAAAAGATTGAATACTTTACGCATTATAAATTCCTTCCTGGATTAGGATTCTATGGATTCGGGTTAATCCATATGATTGGTGGAGTAACTAAGTCTGCTACAGCAATATTAAGACAGCTGATTGATGCAGGCACACTTGCTAATCTACCCGCTGGTTTTAAATCACGCGGATTGAACATACAGCGTTCAGATGACCCATTACAACCAGGAGAGTGGCGTGACGTTGACGCTCCTGGAGGCACTATTCGCGATTCCTTTTTACCGTTGCCTTACAAGGAGCCTAGTGCAACTTTAGCTCAGCTGCTGGGGTTATTAGTTGAATCCGGACAACGGTTTGCGGCAGTAATGGACCAGCAGACTGGAGATGGCAATAGTCAAGCTCCTGTAGGCACTACTGTCGCTCTTTTAGAAAAAGGCCAGAAAGTTATTTCTTCCATACATAAGCGATTGCATTATGCACAGAAGAATGAGTTTAGAATTTTAAAACGATTGTTCGGAGAGTATTTACCTCCTGAATACCCGTACCAAGTACAAGGCGCACAGCAAACTGTTTTTTCTCAAGACTTTAATAACAGTGTAGACATTGTTCCTGTTTGCGATCCTAACATCTTTAGTACTACGCAACGAATTATTCTAGCGCAGACACAACTACAGATGGCGCAAAGCGCACCCCAGATTCACAATATGAAAGAAGCCTTCCGTAAGATGTATCTTGCGTTGAATATCAAAGATATTGATGACGTGCTTCTTCCTGATTTTGATCCAACTCCTAAAGATCCTGTTCAGGAAAATATGGATGCGTTGATGAACGTTCCATTGAAAGCCTTTCCTCAGCAAAACCACGATGCGCATATTCAAGCGCACATGGCGTTTATGCAAAGCCCGCAGATACAACAGAATCCGCAAGCAATGTCAGCACTACAAGCGCATATTCAAGAACATATCGCATTGAAGTATCGAGTGCAGATGGAGCAGATACTAGCTGAGCAAGGTATTCAATTACCACAACCAGGACCAGATGGTCAAATGCCACAGCTTCCACCTGAAATGGAAAGTCAGATTGCGGTGGCGGCTGCTCAAGCTACGCAACAAATAACAGGTCAAGAACAAGCACTAGCGCAAGCGATGGCTGCACAACAACAAGATCCGCAAAGACAAATGTTCGAAGAACAAATGGAACTTGAGTTTGAGAAAATTAATCAGCGTGATAGAGATTCTGAACGTAAAGTTCAGCTTGAAAGGGAGAAACTCGAATCACAAGAACAGCAAACAGACATAAAAGTAGCGGCTACGTTACAAGAAGCTGAAATGCAGAACGAGCGAGATATGGACTCTAACTTAACTGAGATTGCGAAAGTTGTTCGCGAATCCAGAGAACAGGAATAGGTGGCTTATTTATTAAGCAACATACCTCATTTTAACGCATGGATCCGAAAAGAATTTACACACAATCACATAGACTATCACGGGGAGTATTTACACGCAGTTGTTTTTGCTGTAAACACCATTCCAGACAGGTGTCTATCTTTTCAAGTAGTCTTTACGGGGTTTGAGCTTGACGCAGAAGAAGATGCAGAAAATATACACGGTGGCGCGATGTGGGCTAGGATGCCTATAACCGCGCTTGTTGCAGATTCCGTTTTAACGGAGATGCCTGAAGCTATGCCTACGCATTTAGCTCAGCCGTGGGATTGTAGTTCTCATGAACACGCAGTAATCAAAATGGATCGTGTTTCCTCTAGTCCTTGGCTTTGTAAGATAGATAATGAATTCCACACTGGACGTTATTTATTTACTGTTGACTACACTGGAAATGATATAGCAGATGATCCAGCACAACATAAACAAAGTCATGTGTTAGAACTAACGGATGCTGGTAAGTGGACAGGTAATATTGTTGCACTTCCTAACAACCGTGTAAGAGCGACTAACCCAGCACTCTGGGAGACAGGATCAGGCGCACCTGATTTTTATCCTAGTCAGCACTTACATAGCGCAGAAATTCATGACAGTTATATGGATCCAAAAGTAACTTTCAATAATTTGTACTCAGAAGGAGACAAGAATGAAGGGTAGAAAGAAAATGCCTAAGATGATGAAAAAAGGTGGACCAGCTAAAAAGAAAACTAAAAAGTCGCCTAAGATGAAACGAGGAGGCAGAGTTAAATGAAGCGATATAACCGAGAGTATCCTGCACCTAGTTCTCAACCAGCAGGTGTTAAAATAGAACCAATGACTGCTTCTTCAGAAGGGTTTGCAACTCCGACTGAGCTCAAGCAAAAAACTATCGACATTCCTGGGAAAAGTGTAAAAACTAAAGGAACAGGAGCGGCGACTAAAGGTTTAGATTTCATTAGTTATGTTAACTAATGGATTTTATAAAGACTTCGGAGCATTTGCTCCGCAAATTACGAGAGCGTCAACACGACCTTTCGCAATCACTCGCTTCGGGGAGTGCAAACGACTATGTTCAGTACCAACGAATAGTTGGGGAAATTTCAGGGTTAAATTTCGCTGAACAAGAAATAACTACCCTGCTTGGAAGGATGGAAGATATAGATGACGACTAAGAAAAAGATAGAGGATAGAGTTTTAAATTTTGGGTCTGATACGTCTGAAGAACCGAAACCTACTCTAACGCACGAGAACGTAGATTCTCATTCAGATAAGTTACCTAACCCAACGGGGTACAGGATTCTTATTTTACCGTTTACTCCTCCAGAGAAAACAAAAGGCGGCATTATGTTAGCTAAACAAACTCTTGATAAAGAGCGGATAGCTACTATAGTTGGGCTTGTTGTAACATTAGGCCCAGATGCTTATTCCGACAAAGAAAAATTTCCAGAAGGCCCGTGGTGTAAAGAGGGTGACTGGGTAATTTTTGGTCGCTATGCAGGGGCTAGATTTAATATCGAAGGTGGAGATATGCGTCTCCTTAACGACGATGAAATTTTAGCTACTGTCAACAATCCAGAAGATATTCTGCAATAAGGACATTAAAATGGCTGAATCACAAGAAATTCAATTAGAACTTCCTGAGGAGGAAGTAGATATACATGAAGCTGATGTAATTCAAGAACGCACTCAAGATGTGGATTTTTCTAATGAAGAACCAGTATCTAATGAAGACGAAGTTAATGAATACAGCGACGGTGTAAAAAAGCGTATTGATAAATTAACTTATCGTATGCGCGAAGCTGAACGTCAACGTGATGAAGCGGCTCAATACGCTAAAAAGATTGCAGAACAAAACGCCCAGCTTCAGAGTAAACTTCAATCTTCTGATTCTACGTTAGTTAGCGAATATGCTAATCGTGTAGCTTCTCAAAAGGAACAAGCTCGGAAAGCTCTAAAAGAAGCTCAAGAGTTAGGAGACTCGGAAGCTATAGCACTAGCTACGGAAGCGGTTGCGAAAACTTCCATGGAAGAGCAGAATGTTCAAACATTAAAACATAGACAGAAAAATCAAGAACAAGCTCAACCGAAACCTCAACCACAACAACAAGAATTACAACCCGCTCCTGTTGATCCTAGAGCTGAACAGTGGGCAGAGGAAAACCCTTGGTTTGGTGAGAACGAAGGTATGACATACGCAGCAATGGGTATTCATCAAAAATTATTAAAGGAAGGAGTTCCTCCGAATACTAAACATTATTATGAAAGAGTTAATAGTGAAATTAGAGAACTTTTTCCGCAACAGTTCGCCGATGAGACGAAAAACGTGAAATCCCCTGTAGCAGGTGCCAGCCGTGGTGTTGGTTCTGCAAAGAAAGGCTCACGCAGCGTAAAACTCACTCCCTCACAAATGGCTATCGCCAAGCGTATAGGAGTGCCACTTGAAGAATATGCAAAATATGTATAGAGGAGATAAAAAATGACAGATCGAACTCCTAGGTCTGCTGATACCCGAGC